TCAGGAGCATTTCTGATTAACGCCACCGTTAAGAATCCACCCTTCAACAGCTTCACGAAGGTATGATTTGGGGTGGGTTCTGACTGGCTTCGGAAATCCGTGCCGTTTGGTATAGTTCCAGATTGTCTGACGTGATGAAACACCGAGCTTGTTCATCACTTCTTTCTCAGGAATCAGGCTGGTATCGGTCATCTTAATTCTCCAGGCAAAAAGAAACCGCCATCAGGCGGCTTGGTGTTCTTTCAGTTCTTCAATTCGAATATTGGTTACATTGTTTTCATATATGAATAAATAAATTAGCTTTTTTCGTTGCCTTCGCGTTCTTTATTAATTTTGACAAACTTGTTTTTACCACGCTCTCCAAATGCGTCTTTAGAGTCGTTGTATCCACAATCGCAGCACACATAATCACCAGACCATCCACGCATTGTTTTTTCTTTTGCAATATTTCCAGAACCGCATTTTGGACAAGACATATCACTACCTCCAAAGCATGAGTGAGATGACAACGTAACATTGATTGGAGATTAACAATAGATTGCTGATGTAAAAGATATGTATAAGCTTCGCTTTCAAAGTGGAGGCTCTGGTAGCGGCATCCAGTGAGTTATTTCATCGGCAAAGATATCTGAGTTAAGTTCCGTCCAACTATTCCAATACCCAGATTCATCCCACCATTTAACCTCGACATGCTCGCCATCGGTCACTAACACATCAGCATACCCTTTCGGCATTCGCTCACTACAGCTTATCCAATCATCCGGAGTTACCGGCACTGGCTTGGCGGTATAAAGCGGTGTTATATCTGCCCGAAAATTACATGCTTTATGCAGCCGCACCCACCGTTCGACTTCTGCTTTGTCAGAATACATACCAGTGAACGTGTTATATTCACGGTCAATTTGCGTGAATGTTACCTTCCACGCCACCGGCTCTGCTTCCAGCGATGCCAGTGCGATTTCATAAGCCCGACGCTCAATATTGTCTCGAACGTCCAAGCTGCCTATGCGCTCTTTGATTTCTTTAATCAGTTCTTTGTCGGTAAAAGTGGTCATATCACTCTCCTTTGATGCGAATGCCAGCAAGCCAGTTTCTTATGCCGATATATTCAGCGTTCCTGAAACCGCTTTTTACATATATAAATGGCAAGCGAAGATTGTGACCATTGACTGCCAGGTAGTCTTTACAACCCTGTTCGGTGAAACAGCAGGTAACGAATTCATCAATATCTTTCACAGCAACGCGCCGCCATTTTTCTGGTGGCTCTCGAAAGTTTTCGTGAAGTAGTTCGAGACGACGACTTTGGCGTTTATTGGCTTCATTGCCATCTTCATCAACCCAGACAATCCGGTCATAGTCATAATCAGCATCAACAACGATTTCGCGCTTTTGATACACACAAAACATAGGGTCTGACGTTATTCGATTATCCTGTGTTCGAATATTTTCACCGATGATGCCAAACGAATCTGGTGCAGAGTTTGTCTGCAACTCTTCGATACGTTCAGCCATAGCAGCACACTCTTCAAAGTTGCTTAATTCTTTTCGCTCCCATTCGGCGCATTGTTTTTCCAGTTCTGCTATGCGCTTACTCCCATCCGAGATAACGCCCTCGTAATACTCACGCTGCTCGTTGAGTTTTGATTCAAGTTCACCGAACTTACGGACAAGATATTCAGCGTTTGTTTCGTTAACCTTTAAATCTCGTGGGAAGCATTTACCTTTCAGGAATCCATCCATCTCAATTAGTGACATTTGTTTCATTTCTTCCCACTCCGCAACATCGCATTCAGATATTTGTTTTGATTTACTGATGGAAAAGAATTTCTCTTAAGCAATTCCTCTCTCGATGGCATTGGCTTTACGCGTTGGCGAATAATCATTTCTGCCGGAAGAATGCCGGGATTGTATGCAAGTCCTCTCATGGTAAATTCCTCAGTCATTACTGATAGCGCCATAGCGTGAGCGGTAATTACGCAGGCGCGGGTCAATTTCAGGGAAGTGGGTATATGTGGCTTTGCGGAATGGTCGGATTGATGTCTGGTAAATTCGCTCGCGTTCTTCTTTCTCTGCAAGCCATATACAGTGGCGAAATTCCTTTTCCTCTTTCGTTTCCTGCGGTAGCGACATTATCCGGTCGTAGTTTTTCCTGAATTTATCCAGCACCTCCGATACGGAATTGCCGGAACAGCGGCGTGGGTCATCCGCACCATACTGAGGCGCTGGCATGATTTTCTCCTGATTAAATTGCGTGAATAGCGTGACGAGGGAAGGGGAGAGTTACTGGTGCAAAGGGTATATCGTCGTCAAAATCCATCGGAGGTTCGTTGTGTTGTGCTGGTGATGATTGCTGCTGTGGCTTCTGTGATTGCCTGCTGGCTGCTTGTTGTTTGCTGTCGCCAATGCCGCCAAGCATTTGCATCACGCCATTAATTCCGACATGAACCTCGGTTGTGTAACGGTCTTGCCCTGACTGGTCTTTCCACTTTCTGGTTCTCAGCATTCCCTCGAAATAAATCTGATCACCTTTTTTCACATACTGCCCCACGACCTCAGCCAGTTTCCCGGATACAGCAACACGATGCCATTCAGTCAATTCCTTTTGCTCGCCAGTATTTTTATCTCGCCATTGTTCTGACGTGGCTATTGTCAGGTTAGCGAACGCTGTTCCTGATGGTGAGTATCGAACTTCCGGGTCTTGTCCTACCCGACCAAGGATAATCACCTTATTTACGCCTCTGCTTGCCATTTATGCCGCCTGTTTTAGTTCGTTAACTCTGATGTTCATTACCTGAACGCATTTAGCCTGCGCCTCCTCGTTGCCAGCCATTAATTGCCAGTCACGCTGATAACGCTCGATGAGTTTTTTCTTGTCAGTTTCTGTTGACGCATAATCGCTGAAGTCTTTCAGGATTTGTTCGCAGTTAACCGATGGAGATTTCTGGTTGGTATTTTCTGGTGATGGTTTGTTATCTGATGCTGGGATTGCCCATCCCGGCAGCGATGGAGGGAGCCAGTAAAATCCTGTTCCATCCTTCAGTTTTGCCCTGTGCCATCCCTGCTTTTTATCGAGAGATGTTTGTGCAAAACCTTCCTCAAGGTTATACAGATACCGACCGATTCCCCACTGAACGGCAGCGCGCTTCATTGCACCGGAACGACCGCCTTTGACGGCTTCTACCTGCGTGTTTTCAGCAGCATCCCATTTGGTTACCCATTCGGAATCAATCTTGATTGATATGCCGCATTCAACTCCGCCGTTGTTGGGAATATCGCGGTATTCATTGCGCCATCCTGCTTTGCCGCAAACATCGTCCAGGCGTTTCATGATTGCCCGGTTCGTGACATAAGCCAGCACCATAGCCCACACTTTGCCATCGCGTGTTTTACCGCTTTGCTGTATTCGCCATTCGATATCTTCAGGGCTGAATGGCTCATCGAATTTATTCAAATCCATAAATCACCTCAGAATGGACATGGCCCAAGGAAATAACGCTGATTTAATACTTCGACTCGGGACAAATTAAGGCATACCCGCATTCCTTCGCGGTCGCCATTATGGCGATACCAGAGAGCTTTCTGCGTGTACATGCGTCTCTGTAACTTGCTCTCCTTCACTGTGGTTGCAAGTGACATGAATATCTCCTTCGTTACCGATTAATTCTTTCATCTGACGAATGAATTCTTCGTCTGACCAGTTATCTGTAAAACTCATTTCCTGCGATACCACGGAAGGTTGATAGCTGATTTCATCGCTTTATTTGCTTCAAGCCACATTTTGGAATCACCAATAAATCTGGCTATTACTGCTTTGTTCTGTGCAGCACGAAGCATCTGGTGATTGATGGCTATTTCATTGCGCATAATAAGACCTCAACTCTTTTCCATCCGTCACGTAATTTACGGGTGATTCGTTCAAGTAAAGATTCATTTAGTTGGAAGGCACCCATGCGAGCGCCTCCCGCGATTGCGTAAATCATGGGTGGTTCCTTATGTTGGTTTTATTAGTAGGTTATTTTTGTTGCGAATACTTTGCCTTTTACGATGGCTGTTATGATATTTTTAGCAACATCTTCTGATGCGCCAACCTTGATAAGGTCAGCAAGTATTTTGTTATTTACTTCTTTCCGGTGAGCTTTATCCTTTGCTCTACGCTCTTCTTCGTCCTTGATTCTTTTTTCTTCTGCTATTCTGGCTTGCTCTTTTGCTTCAGCCTCGCGCCGGATTCGTTCAGCCTCCTCCTGTGCTTTTCGGCGTTCTGCTTCAATTGCCGCCTGCTTTTCTCTTTCAGCTCGTTCTGCTGCCTCTTTTGCTTCGCGCTGTGCTCGTTGCTCGGCTTCAATGCGTTCACGCTCTGCACGTTCCGCTGCGGCCTTAGCTTCTGCTTCTCGCCTTGCTGCTGCTTCAATTTCGGCTTTTGCCTTTGCTTCGGCTTCTGCTCTGGCTTTCTCTTCAGCTTCTCTTTTTAAGCGTTCTTCATGCTCTCGCTTTTCCTGCTCCGCTTTGAGTCTTGCCTCTTCTCTTTGGCGGTCAAATTCGCGATCCATCAAAATAGCTATTTCATGGTCAGACTCAATTTGCTTTGCGAGAGCTTCAGCTGCTGCCTTAGCTTCTTCTTCGGCTTTAATCCGTGCCTGTTCCTCCTCATAATCAGTAAGAGGCTGGCGTGCCTTGGATTTCAGCTCATCAAGGCGATCACGCACTGTCTTGCGGTTGGCATCAATTAGCTTTGGAATTTCCTTCAGTTCAGCAACAAGGTCTTTTCCAAGACCATCGAGATATGTTTTCGTCTGCGCAACTTTATACGCCAGAGAAGCGATCTCCTTTCTGCCCTTTGCCGTTGTGATATCAGGCACAAAGGACATAACTTCACGTTCAACCTTTTGAAGGATTTCTTCAATCTGGTCGGCAGACTGAAATACAGTCATTGCATTTGCTTTTTCAATAACAACTAAATCTGTTACTTCACTCATATATCCTCCATCAAAAAAATTGCCCTCACACTGGAGGGCAAAGAAGATTTCCAATAATCAGAACAAGTCGGCTCCTGTTTAGTTACGAGCGACATTGCTCCGTGTATTCACTCGTTGGAATGAATACACAGTGCAGTGTTTATTCTGTTGTTAGTGCCAAAAGTAAAGGCCGAATATTCGGCTTCATTCCTCAAACTTAATCTCTGCTATTTCCCGGTCACCATCGCAAAACAGGTAAGATTCAGGGAACTGGTTTATAAATGAAATTATTCTTTCAATTTTAATTAGCGAATATTTCTGCTCTAATGGGTTATGCGGCTTAAACGAAGCACAGTCCAGAATCGCAGAATTGTATAAGATCCATTTGTGCATTTTTACCACCACTAGGTGTTAGTGGTGCCTCAGATAGTGGAACACCATATTTAGTAAGCCACAAATGAGGCCACTTCATTTGTATCTCTTTTTCATGCTGACATGCTCTTTCAAAATCAGATGGGACGTTATTTTTCATATAAAGCCACAGATCATCATCTCTGTTAGGGCACATCCAGCAAAGCGAGGCAGGTGGTGTAGGAAGACCATAATCCTCTACACATTGAATTGCCATCTGTTTAGTCATTAGCATTTCAATAAGTGGATAGCGCCTCTGCCACTTGCCAGTTGGGTATTTCGCTCTTCGTTTAGCCTCTTCAATGCTTATCCCAATCCAACTATCCACTCCTCTTGTTGTAAGATACTTCTCTCCATATCTTTCATTTAAAAATCTCTGAATAACTTCAGTTTTCCACTTTATAGAACAAAATGCTGGTTGCTTTCCAGCGCACATTCCTTTTGAATCCCTTCCCTCGTATTCTGTGAAATATCCAGGTAGAGGAACGTCTGGATCAGGCCCATCAATGTCGTAGGTAGCAAATCTACTTTTAGGAACAATCAGGTAATCAACACCCATATCTTCACAAATAGGAGCTATATATTTTTTCTGATATTCAAATACATTACTTGCCTCACGTTCTGTATCTGACATAACGATAATGTCAGGCTTTGGAAGAACGCCAGCATGTACTAAGCAGATTATTGCGTTACTTTGAGTACCACCACCGGAAGAAATAACATTTAGTCTTTCTGGATTATGCTTGAATTCTCTTCTTGGTATGAATTTACTTGTAAATCCTGGCATGTTATCTCCTTGTCTTTACAATTTGATAATCCTGACCTGTTTGTTTTGCGTATTGCTCAGCCTGTTCTTTTGTTTTGAAAGAGTTTCCGCAAACCCATCTACCGCAACTTCTGTATTGAATTTGGTAGCTCATATCTCACCCCTCATACAGTGGTTTGCTGCCTAATTTCATTTTCTGGCGACCAACACAAGTCACACCCATTTCACTGCGTGGCTTGCGGTAGTAAATACGGTTCTGTTTACGCTCGACTTCTTCTGCCTTCTTGCAGCGAAGGCTTCCGATTGATGCTGCTTTATCTGCTCTGACGCAACCAGAGAGCTTTAGCGCAATCTTTCGCGCCAGTCGCTGTTCTTGCATTGCCTGTTCACGTTGAGCCTGTCTGCGTGCTCTGCGGCGATTTCTGGCGTTATCGTCAGCCAGATATGTAATGACTACTGTCATGTTGACCTCCGATGAAACAACTTTGGAATTGATAGTGATTGCAAAGTGGTTTCTGTCCCCTCGACATGAGGGGCAGAAAGAGCATCTCGCCACCTAATAGGTCGATGCTCGGATCGAGAGATTTAATTAACCTCGGTTTTGAAGTTATGCATTCACATAAATCCTCCTGTTGCATGTGCAGCATTGGCTGTGTTTGGCGGCTGCATTTCGCCTATGGAATTGACTTTGGCGGTGACGCGCCGGGTGCTTATCTTCCGGTTGCCGTCGTGCAGCTGCACTTCACGTCACCCCAAAGCCAACTACTCTTTGGTTCCCGCATTTCGGCGGGACAATCCCATCAATGTTAAAGAGCCTGCCAATCTGTTCCGTTTGGCTTCCAGCGTCCTGCTGATGGCTTAAATTTAAGATCTCTTTAATTAATGGTCAAGAATATTTTTGAAGAAAACTTAAATTTTCTTTCGTAACTTAAGTTTTGCTTTGATTTTTAAAGGAAATAAAAAAAAGGGGCGAATGCCCCCTTATGGAAGGTTTGCTAGTTTTGCATCGACAACTACGCCGATGATTTTGCAGTTTCCGTTGATCTCGATCATCGGATATTGTGGGTTAAGTGGTTTTAGAAACTTCCTGCCTGCATCAATAACTAACTTCTTGAAAGTTGCCTCGTTTTCTCCTTCGAGCTTTGCAACTACCAGTTTCCCGTTACGCGGCTCTACTTCAGGATCGACGAGTATTATCATTCCTTCAGGGATACTGAGACCGGCCGGAGCCGTCATTGAGTCTCCCTTCACGTCCAACCAAAACGAATCTTCTGAACAGTCTACGGTTGTATCGTACCAGTTATCTATTGCACGCTTATGATATGGTTCTACAGCTTCCATCCAGCATCCTGCGCTCACCCAGCTAATCAGAGGGTATGACCCTCTTGGATCATGCCTACTGTGATAGGCAATGTTTGAAAGACTTTCCTCTCCTTTCATCAGATAGTCAGGGGAACACTTCAACGCATTAGCCAGGGCGAGAAGATTCTCTCCATTTGGCTCTGTCTCAGAGCGTTCCCACTGAGATATGGCAACATTAGACACGCCGACCATCTTTCCAAGTGCGGCCTGCCTGATCTTGAGTTCTTTTCTCCGAGCGCGAATGCGCTCTCCCATCAATTGAGTTTTCATAGTTAAGACATCTTAAATAAACTTGACTTAAGATTCCTTTAGTGGATAATTTAAGTGTTCTTTAATTTCGGAGCGAGTCTATGTACAAGAAAGATGTTATCGACCACTTCGGAACCCAGCGTGCTGTAGCTAAAGCGTTAGGCATTAGCGACGCAGCAGTCTCTCAGTGGAAGGAAGTCATCCCAGAGAAAGACGCCTATCGACTGGAAGTCGTTACAGCTGGCGCCCTGAAGTATCAAGAAAGCGCTTACCGCAAAGCGGCATAAGCAAATTGCTCTTTAACAGTCATGGTCCTCATTCCCGCCGAAATGCGGGAATACAACGCGCATAAGTTGATGCGCATAACTTCTTATTTGTTAAGGAAATACTTACATATGGTTCGTGCAAACAAACGCAACGAGGCTCTACGAATCGAGAGTGCGTTGCTTAACAAAATCGCAATGCTTGGAACTGAGAAGACAGCGGAAGCTGTGGGAGTTGATAAGTCGCAGATCAGCAGGTGGAAGAGGGACTGGATTCCAAAGTTCTCAATGCTGCTTGCTGTTCTTGAATGGGGCGTCGTTGACGACGATATGGCTCGATTGGCACGACAAGTTGCTTCGATTCTCACCAATAAAAAACGCCCGGCGGCAACCGAGCGTTCTGAACAAATCCAGATGGAATTCTGAGGTCATTACTGGATCAATCCACAGGAGTCATTATGACAAAACAACTCAGTCCTTACCAGGACAAAATTCACAAACACATACTACGTGATCGCTTCCTGTCCAGCTTCAAGCAGCCTGGTCGATTCCGGGCTGAGTTGGAAAAAGTGAAGCTGATGCAGAAGGAGAAAGGTCATGAGTAATCTTGCAACCGTAACACATTTAAGGCCTTCACAACGGCCTGTGGAGCGTCGTGTGTCAGAAGTTGAAGATGGTTATACCCGTCTTGCAAATGCCCTGTATGAAGAGCTTATCGGCGCAGATTTAACGAAAAATCAGAGCAAGGTTGCCCACGCCATATGCCGTAAAACATACGGCTACGGTAAAAAGATGGATCGCATCTCTGATAGTCAGTTAGCTCAAATTACCAGGCTGCCAAGACAGAAGGTAAACAAGGCCAAGAATGAGCTTATCGCGATGAAGGTTATCCTTCGCGAAGGCCAGCAAATCGGGCCTAACAAGAACATCGAGGAATGGCAAATAGAAGGGTGTCACTACTCTGGTGATAATGTCACTGCATTGGTGACAAAAAGTGTCACCAAAACGGTGACAGCGCTGTCACCAAAACAGGGACACACAAAAGAAACTATTACAAAAGAAAAAAGAAATAATAAAAACACTATGTCCGAAAGTGTTCGGACGGAGTGTGAAAAATCACATGACCGTCACGAAGAAACCGACAAGGCATTCGAGGAAATATTCTGGTGTGCAGGCATGCGGAAAGCCGGGAAGAAAAACGCAGCTTCGGCATTCAGAACACAGTTCAGGGAATGGCGTAAAACTACCAGGGGTACGGCAAGCGAGTTTGCCACGATGCTGGCAGAAGACATCGCATGCAGGAATGGTAAGCAGTTCGGATTCGACAGGTTGTTACCATCGAGCTACCTGAACGGTCAACGCTGGAACGACGAGAAGCCAGAAACTATTCAACCACAATCCAAACCATCATCCGCAATCACCGTATCGAAAACTGGCTACGTGTTTTTCGACAGGTGAACCATGAAATCAAAAATCAAATCGCTACTGGTCGCTGGTTATAACCACGGCTGGTTAAGTATTTCGTTTGTCGATTTCTGGTTTAAAAATCTCAATCTGAGGGAATCATGACGCCAAGTGAACTTAGCGACCTGCTTTGGGCGCAGGTTGACAGGGTGGCTCCGCACCTGTTGCCAAACGGCAAGAAAGAGGGGCATGAGTGGGTTGCCGGTAACGTCAACGGTGACAAGGGAAACAGCCTTAAGGTCAATCTTAGCGGCAAGAAAAAATGGGCTGATTTCGCTGAGGGAGACGGCGGTGACATGCTTGATTTGTGGATGGCATGTCGTGGAATTAACCTGCATCAGGCTATGCAGGAAGCGAAAGCATTTCTCGGTATCAAGGATGACGATCACCATTTCGATGCCAAACGTGAGAAGAAATTCTCCAGACCTGATCGCAAGAAAATAGCCCGCTACGTTACCAGAACAGAATCCCATCTTGAGTACCTGCAATCGCGTGGCATATCGCCAGAAGTCGTAAAGCGCTACGAGGTTGTCAGCGGCAAGGTGTGGAATGGAGAACGAGAACTTGATGCACTGGTGCTTCCGTACAAACGCGATGGTGAGTTGTTGCAGGTCAAGCGAATCAGCACTGAGCGCCCGGACGGGAAGAAAGTCATTATGGCAGAAGGTGATTGTGAACCTTGTCTGTTCGGATGGCAGGCTCTGGACGCTGGCGTGAGGGCGGTTGTGCTTTGCGAAGGCGAAATTGATTGTATGAGCTATGCGCAATACGGCATCTCGGCGTTATCCGTGCCGTTTGGTGGCGGGAAAGGCGCTAAGCAACAGTGGATTGAGTTTGAGTATCACAACCTCGACAGGTTTGAGGAAATATTCATCTCGATGGATGTTGATGATGTTGGTCGTGAAGCCGCAAGGGAAATCGCAAGCCGACTCGGTGAACATCGTTGCCGTCTTGTTACTCTGCCGTACAAAGACATCAACGAATGCCTGATGAACGGTGTTACCGAGGATGAAATCTGGCAGTACATCGGCACGGCATCTTACTTCGATCCTGAAGAACTCTACAGCGCGCGAGAGTTTTACCAGGACACTATCAACGCTTTCTACGGCAAGCAGCAGTATCTGTTTAATCCACCGTGGGAATCTCTGGCAGATAAATTCCAGTTCCGTGAGGCCGAGTTGACGCTGGTCAATGGTGTGAACGGTCACGGGAAAACGGAGGTTGTCGGGCATATGGCACTTGAGGCAATGCGTCAGGGTGTGAAGACGTGCATCGCGTCACTTGAGCTGAAGCCAGGCATTCTCCTTAAGCGACTTACCCGTCAGGCGACGTGCTGCAAGATGCCGCCAGTGCTGGAAATTGACTCTGCATTTAAATTTTATGACGAAAGACTTTGGGTGTTTGGCCTGACCGGAACGGCGAAAGCCGACAGGCTGATCGAAATATTCGACTACGCTCGCCGCCGATACGGCATCCAGTTATTCATCATCGACAGCCTGATGAAATGTGGCATAGGCGACGATGACTATAACGGGCAGAAGGCGTTTGTTGACTCGATTTGCGATTTCAAAAACAAAACAAACTCCCACGTCATTCTCGTTACTCACTCGCGAAAAGGTGACAGCGAAGAAAAACCAACCGGGAAAATGGACGTAAAAGGCTCTGGAGCGATAACAGACCTGACAGACAACCTTTTCATCATCTGGCGTAACAAGGCTCGCGAGAGAGCGTTACAGAGAGTTCAGAGTGGTGAAAAGATGTCAGAGAAGGACGAACAGCTACTGGCATCTCCGGCATCTGTTTTGATGCTTGAAAAACAACGTAACGGCGAAGGTTGGGAAGGTGGTGTCCCGTTGTTCCTTGACGAGCAATCGCACCAGTTCCTGCAACTTGAATCAGGATCGCCATATAGCTACATCGCCAATATGCCGAAATCGGAATATGACGAGGCGTGGCGACAGGAAAACGTGACGGAGTATTAAATGACCATCTACATCACTGAGCTAATAACAGGCCTGCTGGTAATCGCAGGCCTTTTTATTTTGGGGAGAGGGAAGTCATGAAAAAACTAACCTTTGAAATTCGATCTCCAGCACATCAGCAAAACGCTATTCACGCAGTACAGCAAATCCTTCCAGACCCAACCAAACCAATCGTAGTAACCATTCAGGAACGCAACCGCAGCTTAGACCAAAACCGAAAGCTTTGGGCTTGCCTTGGTGACGTCTCTCGTCAGGTTGAATGGCATGGTCGCTGGCTGGATGCAGAAAGCTGGAAGTGTGTGTTTACCGCAGCATTAAAGCAGCAGGACGTTGTTCCTAACCTTGCCGGGAATGGCTTTGTGGTAATAGGCCAGTCAACCAGCAGGATGCGTGTAAGCGAATTTGCGGAGTTATTAGAGCTTATACAGGCATTCGGTACAGAACGTGGCGTTAAATGGTCAGACGAATCGCGACTGGCTCTGGAGTGGAAAGCGAGATGGGGAGATAAAGCTGCATGAACAAATACCGACTTATTTACGCAGATCCACCTTGGCAATATCGCGACAAAGCCAACGATGGCAATCGCGGTGCTGGACATAAATACGATGTTATGAATGTTCAGGACATTTGCCGACTGCCAGTATGGGATTTAGCGGATCCAGAATCTTGCTTGTTAGCGATGTGGTGGGTGCCGACACAGCCAGCCGAAGCGCTAAAGGTAATTGAGGCGTGGGGATTCAGGTTGATGACTATGAAAGGCTTTACTTGGCACAAAACCAATAAGCACAAAGGCAACAGTGCGATCGGAATGGGGCATATGACCCGGGCAAATAGCGAGGATTGCTTGTTTGCCGTTCGAGGGCGGTTGCCTGAGAGAATGGACGCTTCAATATGCCAGCACTTTACCGCACCGAGAATGGAGCACAGTGCAAAACCACCGATCGTAAGAGACATGTTAGCTAAGTTGCTTGGCGACGTGCCGCGCTGTGAGTTATTTAGCCGCGACAAAGTGACCGGGTGGGATATGTGGGGAAATCAGTGCGACTCCGATTTTGAACTGGCTCCCGGCATGGCGATTAAACCATGCAAAATGGTGATCGCATGAAGCACTGTTATCGATGTGGAGAGCGAAAGGAAGACGATCGCTTTCGACCAGGACAGCCTTACTGGAATCGATGGTGTCTCCGGTGTGAAAGAACACCAACAGGGGTGTTACCACTACCGCAGGAAAAGGAGGACGTGTGGCGAGACAGCGACGAAGTATCACCGACATAATCTGCGAAAACTGCAAATACCTTCCAACGAAACGCTCCAGAAACAAACGCAAGCCAATCCCAAAAGAATCTGACGTAAAAACCTTCAACTACACGGCTCACCTGTGGGATATCCGGTGGCTAAGACATCGTGCGAGGAAATGATAATGGATTATTCACAGTTAAGTGATTTTGAAATTAACAAGCGAGTATTTAAAGCGATAGTGGGGGCAATACCATTAGGTTATCCGCACAACGCAGATGGACGGTCTGTCGGCAATGAATCAAATGGTAATTATCGATGGTACGACTACTGCAATAATCCTGAAGACGCATGGCCAATTATCACTGAAAGCAAAATCAGCACTATGTGGATGACAGCGGAAAAAGAATGGTGCGCATGGTCAGGAGGTGATTTAGAGGAAGGTTGTTGGGAATGGGAAAATATTCCTGGCTACTGCTTCTGCGGTGAATCTCCACTCCGCGCCGCCATGATTGTATTTCTCATGATGCAGGACGCCAATAATGCTTAGCCCATCCCAATCCATTCAATACCAGAAAGAAAGCGTCGAGCGGGCTTTAACGTGCGCTAACTGCGGTCAGAAGCTGCATGTGCTGGAAGTTCACGTGTGTGAGCACTGCTGCACAGAACTGATGAGCGATCCGAATAGCTCAATGTACGAGGAAGAAGATGATGGCTAAACCAGCGCGAAGACGATGTAAAAACGATGAATGCCGGGAATGGTTTCACCCTGCATTCGCTAATCAGTGGTGGTGCTCTCCAGAGTGTGGAACCAAGATAGCACTCGAACGACGAAGCAAAGAACGCGAAAAAGCGGAAAAAGCAGCAGAGAAGAAACGACGACGAGAGGAGCAGAAACAGAAAGATAAACTTAAGATTCGAAAACTCGCCTTAAAGCACCGCAGTTACTGGATTAAACAAGCCCAACAAGCCGTAAACGCCTTCATCAGAGAAAGAGACCGCGACTTACCATGTATCTCGTGCGGAACGCTCACGTCTGCTCAGTGGGATGCCGGGCATTACCGGACAACTGCTGCGGCACCTCAACTCCGATTTGATGAACGCAATATTCACAAGCAATGCGTGGTGTGCAACCAGCACAAAAGCGGAAATCTCGTTCCGTATCGCGTCGAACTGATTAGCCGCATCGGGCAGGAAGCAGTAGATGAAATCGAATCAAACCATAACCGCCATCGCTGGACTATCGAAGAGTGCAAGGCGATCAAGGCAGAGTACCAACAGAAACTCAAAGACCTGCGAAATAGCAGAAGTGAGGCCGCATGACGTTCTCAGTAAAAACCATTCCAGACATGCTCGTTGAAGCATACGGAAACCAGACAGAAGTAGCACGCAGACTGAAATGTAGTCGCGGTACGGTCAGAAAATACGTTGATGATAAAGACGGGAAAATGCACGCCATCGTCAACGACGTTCTTATGGTTCATCGCGGATGGAGTGAAAGAGATGCGCTATTACGAAAGAATTGATGGCAGCAAATACCGAAATATTTGGGTAGTTGGCGACCTGCACGGATGCTACACGAACCTGATGAACAAACTGGATACGATTGGATTCGACACCAAAAAAGACCTGCTTATCTCGGTTGGCGATTTGGTTGATCGCGGTACAGAGAACGTCGAATGCCTGGAATTAATCACATTCCCCTGGTTCAGAGCTGTACGTGGAAACCATGAGCAAATGATGATTGATGGCTTATCAGGGCGTGGAAACGTTAATCACTGGCTGCTTAATGGCGGTGGATGGTTCTTTAATCTCGATTACGACAAAGAAATTCTGGCTAAAGCTCTTGCCCATAAAGCAGATGAACTTCCGTTAATCATCGAACTGGTGAGCAAAGATAAAAAATATGTCATCTGCCACGCCGATTATCCTTGTGACGAATACGAGTTTGGAAAGCCAGTTGATCATCAGCAGGTAATCTGGAACCGCGAACGAATCAGCAACTCACAAGACGGGATCGTGAAAGAAATCAAAGGCGCGGACATGTTCATCTTTGGTCATACGCCAACAGTGAAACCACTCAAGTTTGCCAACCAGATGTATATCGATACCGGCGCAGTGTTCTGCGGAAACCTCACATTGATTCAGGTACAGGGAGAAGGCGCATGAGACTCGAAAGCGTAGCTAAATTTCATTCGCCAAAAAGCCCGATGATGAGCGACTCACCACGGGCCACGGCTTCTGACTCTCTTTCCGGTACTGATGTGATGGCTGCTATGGGGATGGCGCAATCACAAGCCGGATTCGGTATGGCTGCATTCTGCGGTAAGCACGAACTCAGCCAGAACGACAAACAAAAGGCTATCAACTATCTTATGCAATTTGCACACAAGGTATCGGGGAAATACCGTGGTGTGGCAAAGCTTGAAGGAAATACTAAGGCAAAGGTACTGCAAGTGCTCGCAACATTCGCTTATGCGGATTATTGCCGTAGTGCCGCGACGCCGGGTGCAAGATGCAGAGATTGCCACGGTACAGGCCGTGCGGCTGATATAGCCAAAACGGAGCAGTGGGGGAGAGTTGTTGAGAAAGAGTGCGGAAGATGCAAAGGCGTCGGCTATTCAAGAATGCCTGCAAGCGCCGCATATCGCGCTGTAACGATGCTAATCCCCAACCTTACTCAACCCACCTGGTCACGCACTGTTAAGCCGCTGTATGACGCTCTGGTGGTGCAATGCCACAAGGAAGAGTCAATCGCAGACAACATTTTGAATGCGGTCACACGTTAGCAGCATGATTGCCACGGATGGCAACATATTAACGGCATGATATTGACTTTTTGAATAAAGTTGGGTAAATTTGACCCAACGATGGATAAATGCACTCGTTAAATAAAGCCCTGAGTTAATAGCTCGGGGCTTTTTCATTTCTGCAATCCGGTCAGGAATTTCGAGTTAATGCGTGCTGCACGACACGTTGACACTCATACGCGAGAGTCCTGAGCCAGATTGAAGGCTATCAGGTAAGAGCATATCGACGCACTGATAGGGCTGGATTGGAAGATCATTCAGAGACCCGGCAGACAGATGTGTTCTTTCCGATGGTTTTCGTAAGCGACTTTGCGGTTTTTTAGAAACTGATCACAAAGATAAATGCAAACGAAGAAATGTATCTGGCCGTAGCTTAACCGCTAAACACCAGTGAGGTATTCCAGTTCCTCATCAACGAATCTGGCGCACTGGCCCGGTGTGATTAATAATGGGCACACAACAGGTAAGAGCATTAAAGAACTGGCAAAGAGCTTAACGGTCTGCGAAAGCATTTCTTAGTGGCACAACTGGCCGGTACAACTGAGTGCTCTTTCCGGTGTGGTGAATGCGCAGGCTGATGCGCTAACGCTCAGAGGTGAGCACCTAGCTTCGGGCTAGGATGGGTAGCCTCAAGTTGGAGTTCAGCACCAACCACCGCAACCCAAACTGAGCCGTAGCCACTGACTATCCTGAATTCATCAGTGATAGTTACGCTGCGGCCTTCTACACATGATCTTCGTGAAAGCGGGTGGCAGGAGGTCGCGCTAACAACCTCCTGCCGTTTTGCCCGTGCATATCGGTCACGAACAAATCTGATTACTAAACACAGTAGCCTGGATTTGTTCTATCAGAAATCGACCTTATTCCTAATTAAATAGAGCAAATCCCCTTATTGGGGGTAAGACATGAAGATGCCAGAAAAACATGACCTGTTAGCCGCCATTCTCGCGGCAAAGGAACAAGGCATCGGGGCAATCCTTGCGTTTGCAATGGCGTACCTTCGCGGCAGATATAATGGCGGTGCGTTTACAAAAACAGTAATCGACGCAACGATGTGCGCCATTATCGCCTGGTTCATTCGTGACCTTCTCGACTTCGCAGGACTAAGTAGCAATCTCGCTTATATAACGAGCGTGTTCATCGGCTACATTGGTACTGACTCGATTGGTTCGCTTATCAAACGCTTCGCTGCTAAAAAAGCCGGAGTAGAAGATGGTGGAAATCAATAATCAACGTAAGGCGTTCCTCGATATGCTGGCGTGGTCAGAGGGAACTGATAACGGACGTCAGAAAACCAGAAATCATGGTTATGACGTCATTGTAGGCGGAGAGCTATTCACTGATTACTCAGATCACCCTCGCAAACTTGTCACGCTAAACCCCAAACTCAAATCAACAGCCGCCGGACGCTACCAGCTTCTTTCCCGTTGGTGGGATGCCTATCGTAAGCAGCTTGGCCTGAAAGACTTCTCTCCCAAAAGTCAGGACGCTGTGGCATTGCAGCAGATTAAAGAGCGTGGCGCTTTACCGATGATTGATCGCGGTGATATCCGTCAGGCAATCGACCGTTGCAGCAATATCTGGGCTTCACTGCCGGGCGCTGGTTATGGTCAGTTCGAGCATAAGGCTGACAACCTGATTGCAAAATTCAAAGAAGCTGGCGGAACGGTCAGAGAGATTGAGGTATGAGCAGAGTCACCGCGATTATTTCCGCTCTGGTTATCTGCATCGTCGTCTGCCTGTCATGGGCTGTTAATCATTACCGTGATAATGCAATCGCCTACAAAGAGCAGCGCGATAAAGCCACATCCATCATCGCTGATATGCAGAAGCGGCAACATGATGTAGCAGAACTCGACGCCAGATACACAAAGGAGCTTGCTGATGCTAACGCGACTATCGAAAGCCTCCGTGCTGATGTTTCTGCTGGTCGTAAGCGCCTGCAAGTCGCCGCCACCTGTGCAAAGCCAACGACCGGAGCCAGCAGCATGGGCGATGGAGAAAGCCCAAGACTTACAGCAGATGCTGAACTCAATTATTACCGTCTCAGAAGTGGAATCGATAGGATAACCGCGCAGGTTAACTACCTGCAGGAATACATCAGGACTCAGTGCCTGAAATAATTTTTTTGCAAATCACAAAGTCCATTTAATGAGCCTCGCGATGCGGGGCTTTTTTACATCTGAATTTCACAGCGCATCTCACGCGCATATTACATCACCCGAGCCTTTCAGAAAGTTGAGCCTGAGAACTGCCGTATATGGTGGCGACCATCTCGGGGCGGCTTTTCTGTGAGACAGGCTCACTTTCTAAAAGGTAAAGACGCTATGAATCATCAATTGGCTAATCTCGATTTCCGGGACATGGTGGTTGTTTCTGGTGATCGCGTGATCACAACCTCCCGCAAGGTAGCAGCTTACTTCGACAAGCAGTATCACCACATCATTCAGAAAATCGAAAAGCTAGACTGTTCGGATGAATTTCTAACCAGCAACTTTTCGCGGGTTACCTATGAACACAAGGGTAATCAGTATGTTGAATATGAAATTTCCAAAGACGGCGCGATGTACATCATCATGTCGTTTACCGGCAAAAAAGCTGCCGCCATCAAAGAGGCGTTTATCAAAGCATTTAATTGGATGCGTGACAGGCTGATGGAGATGGCTCACTCATACCAAAGAGAGCACAACGAGTTAATGCTGGAGTTCATGAAGGAAAAGGATGTTGCCAGTATGTCAGGACGCTTGCTGAACCGCTGGGGCAGGATCAAAAAACCGCAACTCATAGCAAGAATCGAAAGGCTTGAGCAGCAGGAGCAAATATCGATCCCCGGACTGCCAAAGTGACCATTCCAAAGCCCATCTACGGGTGGGCTTGATAATGAAACCGTGATTTACATCCCTCACAATCCAGGTATGTAAAAGCTGGATCATGCGAGAACGGATTTAACTAAATCTGTGCACCACCAGTTACGGCAGTACAGCGAAACAACCCAAGCCAGTAAGTGGGGAAATAACACTGGCAGCCACTGAAAGATGAACCTCCTGCCTTATGGCAAAAAAGATTCTTTGTGGTGGCGGACTGATGGAAAGACATCGGTTATTGCAGAGACCATTCAATGAGTGGTCTCGACAATGGCTTATACCCTGCACGGGATAACTTAACTGATATCCCTTTTAACGGATAAACGGAGCCAACAATGGCAGAGATTATTCCCATGACTGAAGAACAGAAATTCCAGTTAGAGATTTATAAACTGGTCATGAACCAGAACGCAGCCGCAGAGGAAGCGTTTCAGTTCATTGGCACTGACGAGCTGAAGCTTGAGCTATTCAAAATTCACTTCCAGTCAGGCGGCGCTAATTCGGATATCACGATCCGCACATTCGAAGCGGTGCGTAAATCGAAGGAAGCGTTAGACCTGTTCACCACCGGAGCATAAACATGGCAACTCAAGGTTTCGACAACCCATCCAAATTCCGCGATGAATGGGATAAGCAAGCAGAAGGGAAATAATCAATATGGCGACTGAGAAAAAGAAAGGTGGTCGCCCCTCTGATTATATGCCGGAGGTGGCTAATGACATTTGCGCATTGCTTTCCTCCGGTGAGAGTCTGCGCAAAGTTTGCGAACGCCCAGGAATGCCGAGCAAAACATCAGTTTTTCGCTGGCTGGCTGAACATCAGGAGTTTCGTGACCAGTACGCGAAGGCAACAGAGACTCGGGCCGACTCTATTTTCGAAGAGATATTCGAAATTGCTGACGACGTAATCCCTGATGCCGCCGAGGTGGCAAAGGCAAGACTTCGCGTTGATACCCGCAAATGGGCGCTGGCCCGAATGAATCCCCGTAAGTATGGCGACAAGGTAACTAACGAGCTTGTCGGCAAAGACGGCGGCGCAATCCAGATTGAAACATCACCGATGAGTACTCTATTCGGAAAATGACCTCGATTAATCCTATCTTTGAACCGTTCATTGAGGCGCATCGCTACAAAGTTGCCAAAGGCGGTCGAGGTAGCGGTAAGTCATGGGCAATTGCGAGGCTGCTTGTTGAAGCGGCGCGTCGGCAGCCTGTGCGTATTCTCTGCGCTCGTGAACTGCAAAACAGTATCAGCGATTCGGTAATCCGGTTGCTTGAAGATACCATCGAGCGTGAAGGGTATTCGGCTGAGTTTGAAATTCAGCGTTCAATGATTCGTCATCTCGGAACGAATGCTGAATTCATGTTCTACGGCATCAAAAACAACCCGACGAAGATTAAATCGCTCGAAGGCATTGATATCTGCTGGGTGGAAGAAGCGGAAGCGGTAACGAAGGAATCATGGGATATCCTGATTCCAACCATCCGTAAGCCGTTTTCCGAAATATGGGTGAGCTTCAACCCTAAGAACATTCTCGACGATACCTATCAGCGATTCGTTGTAAATCCTCCCGATGATATTTGTCTGCTGACGGTGAACTACACCGACAATCCGCACTTTCCTGAAGTTCTCCGTCTGGAGATGGAAGAGTGTAAACGCAGAAATCCGACACTGTATCGTCACATCTGGCTTGGTGAGCCAGTAAGCGCAAGTGATATGGCAATCATCAAACGTGAATGGCTTGAAGCCGCAACCGATGCGCACAAGAAACTCGGATGGAAAGCGAAAGGCGCTGTTGTCTCTGCGCATGATCCATCAGATACAGGGCCAGATGCTAAAGGTTATGCATCGCGTCACGGTTCGGTAGTTAAGCGCATTGCCGAAGGTCTGCTGATGGACATCAACGAGGGGGCTGACTGGGCTACTTCGCTGGCGATTGAAGACGGTGCTGACCACTACTTGTGGGATGGTGATGGTGTCGGTGCAGGGCTACGCAGACAGACAACGGAAGCGTTCTCCGGCAAGAAAATCACCGCCACGATGTTCAAGGGCAGTGAATCGCCATTCGATGAAGATGCGCCGTATCAGTCCGGAGCTTGGGCTGATGAAGTCGTACAGGGCGACAACGTTCGCACTATTGGCGATGTATTCCGCAATAAGCGAGCGCAATTCTATTACGTGCTGGCTGACAGGCTGTATCTGACATATCGGGCGGTTGTCTATGGGGAGTATGCAGACCCCGACGACATGCTGAGTTTCGACAAAGAAGCGATAGGCGAGAAGATGCTGGAGAAGCTGTTTGCAGAACTTACGCAGATTCAGCGCAAATTCAATAATAACGGGAAGCTGGAGCTTATGACTAAGGTCGAAATGAAGCAGAAGCTCGGTATTCCATCTCCTAACCTGGCTGATGCGCTGATGATGTGTATGCATTGCCCGGAGTCGGCTGCGCAACCCGACTATTCCAGTTACTCAATTCCTTGTGGTGTAGGTTGATATGGCAGAAAAAAAGATGACTGACTGGCATCGCAAGGTGCTGTGCAACTTTGATAATGCCTGGTCAGCAACGCAGGATATGCGTGAGCAGATTATTGAGGCTCAACGTTTCGTCCGGGTGTCCGGCGCACAGTGGGAAGGCAGCACAAACGCTGGTTACTCATTTGATGAAGGCAGGTTTGAGCATTACCCGCGCTTTGAACTGAATAAGATTGCCCGTGAATGTGATCGCATCATTGGCGAGTATCGACAGAATCGCATCAGCGTTAAATTCAGGCCGAAGGACGATAAGGCATCGGAAGCGTTAGCCGAAAAGATGAACGGCAAATTCCGCGCTGACTATCAGGAAACATCCGGTGGTGAAGCGTGTGATAACGCATTTGATGATGCTGTAACGGGCGGATTCGGTTGTTTCCGCATGTGTGCCGATTACGAAGATGAAATGGATCCGAGTAACGATCAGCGACGCATCAGCCTTCTCCCTGTTTACGACCCAGCGACATGCGTCTTCTTTGATCAGGACAGCAAGCAATATGACCGCTCTGATGCTATGTGGGCTATGGAAATGTTCTCCATGACGCCCAAAGCGTTCGAGGCTGAATACCCTGATTCCATCGCGGCAAGCCTTTCTCGTGATGGCACTGGCACTCAGTATGACTGGTCAACGCCCGATGCCATCTATGTTGGACGCTACTACGAAGTTCGCATAGAGAAGGTGAAGCTCACGGCGTGGCGCAACCCTGTTAGCGGAGAAACGGCAATCTATGATGAAGAGCAAATCAAAGATATTGTCGACGAACTGACCGATGGTGCATTCGAACTGATCGGTGAGCGGACGGTGAAGAAACGCAGAGTTTATTGCGGTCTTCTGTCTGGCGCTGAATGGCTGGAAGAACCTAAGCGTATTCCGGGCGAACATATTCCTCTCATCCCGGTATATGGGCGTCGTTCATTTGTTGATAATCAGGAGCGAATCGAAGGCCACGCAGCAAAAGCGATGGATGCACAGCGTCTTGAGAACCTGATGGTTTCCATGATTGCAGATAACGCCACTCAGGCTGGCGGTGATGGCATTCCTATCGTGGATGTTGATTTCATTCCCGGCCCATTAATGAATCACTGGGCAGAGAGGAATAAGAAAAGACCAGCAGTTCTTCCCATGACCAGCAAGAAGGACAAAAACGGAACGGTCATTTCAGAGGCTCAGGTTGCTGGCTGGACTCCTCCAACACAAATGCCTCCAGCTCTTGCCGGGCTATTGCAGTACACCGGAACGGCTATTCAGCAAATTACAGGTGCGTCGCAGCTTGAGAACATGCCGAGCAACGTCGCCACCGATACCGTTGATAGCATCTTTAACCGGATGGATACGCAGTCCTATATCTACATGGACAACATGGCTAAATCCATGCGTCGCGCTGGCGTTGTGTGGCTTTCTATGGCGCGTGAGGTCTATGGCAGTGATACGCCGATGCGTATCGTTAATGAGGACGGCAGCGATGACGTGGCGCTGATGACTGGTGAAGTGGTTGACCGTCAGACAGGGCAGGTTATCGCGCTTAATGACCTTTCGCAGGGCAACTATGAAGTGACTGTCGATGTCGGTCAGTCGTTCGCTACTCGCCGTGATGCAACGGTTAAGTCGTTACTTTCCATGCTGGCACTTATCCCACCAGGAACGCCGAAGCACGACCTTGTATCGTCGATGATTCTCGACAATATGGACGGCGAAGGGATGGACGACCTTAAAGAATACAACCGCAATCAGTTGCTTCTGTCTGGAGTTATAAAGCCGAGAACGCCAGAAGAGCAGCAAATGGTTGAGCAGGCGAAACAACAACAGGCCAGTCAGCCGGATCCGGCTATGGTTGCTGCGCAAGGTCAGCTTCTTGCAGGTCAGGCTGAATTGCAGAAAGCGCAGAACGAACAGGCAGCCATTCAGGTTAAAGCATTCCAGGCACAGACTGATGCTCAGGTTGCAGCGGCAAACGTTGTGAAAATCCTCGCATCTGCCGATAGCCAGCAGAAATCTGATATCCGCGAGGCTCTGAAACTGCTCGGACAGTTCCAGCAACAGCAAGGAGACAATGCCCGTGCTGATGCAGAGCTTGTCCTGAAAAGTCAGGCACAGGGTCATGCGCAGCGCATGGACATCAGCAGCAACCTGCAAAAATCAACTCAGCAACAACCACAGCAGTAATTAACCCATAACGTGCAATGGCTGTCTTTATGAGGCCTGGCACCCTATTGCCTTCCGATGGGCTGAACATCGAGTAAACAGGGGTAACAAATGGACCAGATGGCAGAAAACACACCAGAAGTTGAAATCGAAACCGACGCGTCAGAGCAGATTCCTGATGATGTCGAACTGGCTGAAGAAGTCGAAACAGAAGATGGCAGTGAGTCCTCCGGCAATGATGCAGAGGAAGCTACTGAAACTGATGACGACGAATCAGAACAGGAATTCTACTTTGGTGACGAAAAGCTGGATTCGCCAACCAGCGAAGATGGCGCAGAGCATGGACTGGTAAAACACCTGCGCAAGACGATTAAAGAGAAAGACCGCGAGCTGAAAGAGCTGATGCGTCAGTCTCAGAAACCCGTCGAGCAGCAGCCGGTAATCACTCAACCACCGCGAATGCCAAAACTGGATGATGAGGACATCGGTTTCGATGAAGAAATCTACCAGCAACGCATGGCTAAGTGGGCAGAGGATAACGGCAAGTACCAGCAACAGGAGATGGCTCGCAAGCAGAAGGAGCAGGAGCTTCAGGCTGCTTATCAAGAGCGATTATCCAAATATCAGCAACGTGTTAAGGCTCTCAAAGTTCCTGGCTATCAGGAAGCAGAACAGGCCGTACTCGAGGAAATCCCCATCGAGACACAAAACGCGATCCTGTTTGAGTCAGAGAAGCCGGAAATCGTTGTTCTGGCGCTTGGTCGCAACGCTGAACTGCGCAAGCAACTGGCAGAAGCTACCAACCCCGTAGCAATTGGTCGTCTGCTGGAACGTATCGAATCTAAGGCCAGAATCATGCCAAAAGCAAAAACCACGGCAGCCACAACCCCGACAGTTAAGGGGAGCAACGGCGCAGTAATCAATAACCTCGACAAACTGAAAGCCAAGGCGCTGGAAACTGGTGACTGGACGCCGTATTTCGCCGCTAAAAAGGCAAAAAAATAACCTATCGGAGCATTAAGCATGGCTAACCAATTAGCAAAAGACCTTGAAATCATGTTCGAAAACTACGTTGAAGGCTTTGAGGCCGCCTGCGTAGTTTCCCGTAACGCTAAAAAATTCCGTCCCGGTGATACAGCAATGCAGCGAGCAGGTGATGTTCTGTATCGTCCGCAGCATTACCACATGAACATTGAAGAAGGCCTAGATCTCAGCAGCAAAACGCCAACAGCACTGGTTCAGCGCCTTGTTCCTTCTGTGTTCAAGGAGCCGAAAAACATTCTGTACACTCTGGATGCGCGTGAAATGCGTGACCCTGAGCATAAAACTGAAGCTGGTCGCGCCGCAGGTATGCGCCTTGCTGCACAGATTGACTCTGACCTGATTTCCATGGTTACGCAGCGTGCTACTAACGTGATCACGATGGCTGACTCAACCACTGGTTCACAGGGCCGTGATTTGTGGAACTGTGCGGCAGGTATTGATGCCACCATGACGGCGATTGGTGTACCACAGGGTATCAACCGCCGCTCTTTCTGGAACCCCTTCAACTACAAAGACCTTGCTGGCGAGCTTGGTCACCGTGCCTATGCTCAGGGCGCAACCCTGACAGCATACGAAAAAGCGCAGATCCCTCCGGTTGCGTCCTTCGATAGCTACAAGACCGATATTTCTGGTCGTGTTCCGAAGGGTACAGCAACTTCCCTGACGCTGGCGGCTGAACCTGCGCACAAGGTTGAAGCGAAAGATGCCAACGATATGCCAGTGGATAACCGACAGGGGACCATTACGGTATCTGCATCTGGTTTGCAGGTTGGCGATGCGTTTACCATCGCAGGGGTGAATTCCGTACACCAGATCACCAAAGATACCACCGGGCAGCCGCAGGTATTCCGCGTTCTGGCAGTAAGCGGAACGACAGTAACTATCTCCCCGAAAATTCTGCCGCCTGACAACGCGGATGTCGCCAGCCGACCATATGCAAACGTTGATGCTAACGCGGCAAATGGTGCAGCAATTACCATTCTCAACAAAAATGCAGCACCGGCTAACCTATTCTGGGCTGATGGTTCTGTTGAGCTGATGTACGGCAAACTGGCGTTCCCGACTGGTCAGGGTCCACAGGTAATGACAGCAACCACCGAGCAGGGCGCTACGCTGATCATGTCTTACGCCTTCGACCACATCAAAGGTGTAACCACTGCGCGTTTCACCACCCTGTACGGTTGCTCTGTACTTGTTCCTGAATATACGGGCATCGTTATTGCCGGGCAGTAATTTTGGTGGGGCTTCGGCCCCATTTTTATTGGGAGAAGACAATGGCACGAACAATGCTCTATAAGCCTGGCAACATGATCACCTGTGGTCAGTTTGCTGTCGATTACATCATTGTTGATGACGAAGAAGTTAAATCTCACCTGAAAAAAGGCTGGGTAAAAACTCCTGAAGAAACCGCAACGAAGCATAAAGTGGCTAAGGCGGAAGAAGATGGCGAAAACGAAGGGTGATCTCGTTCTTAAGGCTTTACGAAAAGCCGGGCTGTATTCCAATGCCACGTTGACAGATGCTGACCCTCAGGCAATTGAAGATGCCATTAATGACCTCGAAGACATGATGGCAGCATGGCAGGCTAAAGGTATCGAGCTTGGATATCAGTTTGCTGATACAGAAAACGGCATCATGCCGTTACCTGACGATGATTCAGGTATCCCTGCATGGGCAAATGATGGCGTCGCTTTGAAACTCGCTGTGCAAGTGTGCATGGATAACGTCATTCAGCCGTCAGACGCTCTCCTTACCGCTGCTGACAGTGCATATCAGACAATCTGTATCGCTTTAACCAAAATACCACCACTTGAGCGGCGAAATGACATGCCTCGCGGTAGTGGTAACAAAAGCGCGTTTACGTGGAATCGGTTTTACATCGAGAAAGATGATCCGAGTACGTGAGGTGAATAAATGCCGATTCAGCAACTTCCGCTTATGAAAGGTGTCGGCAAAGACTTTCGAAACGCCGACTATATCGACTATCTGCCAGTGAATATGCTGGCAACCCCCAAAGAAATCCTCAACAGCAGCGGATATCTTCGCTCATTCCCGGGCATTGCCAAACGTTCTGATGTGAACGGTGTATCTCGAGGCGTCGAGTACAACATGGCGCAGAATGCTGTCTATCGTGTGTGTGGCGGCAAGCTCTACAAAGGCGAAAGCGAAGTCGGTGATGTTGCCGGAAGTGGTCGCGTATCAATGGCGCATGGTCGGACATCACAGGCGGTAGGCGTTAATGGTCAACTGGTCGAGTATCGCTATGATGGTACGGTTAAAACCGTCTCAAACTGGCCTACAGACAGTGGATTCACTCAGTATGAGTTAGGTTCAGTTCGCGACATTACGCGCTTACGTGGGCGTTATGCGTGGTCAAAAGACGGAACTGATTCATGGTTTATCACTGACCCTGAAGACGAATCTCATCCTGACCGTTACAGCGCACAATATCGTGCCGAGTCTCAGCCTGACGGAATCATCGGCATCGGAACATGGCGAGATTTCATCGTCTGCTTTGGTTCATCGACGATTGAATATTTCTCCCTGACTGGTGCAACCACCGTTGGTGCCGCTTTGTATGTTGCACAACCATCGCTGATGGTGCAGAAAGGTATTGCCGGGACTTACTGCAAAACGCCATTCGCTGATTCTTATGCGTTCATCAGCAATCCGGCAACGGGTGCGCCGTCTGTATACATCATCGGCTCCGGTCAGGTATCACCAATCGCCAGCGCGAGCATTGAGAAAATACTACGCTCCTACACTGCTGATGAACTGGCTGATGGCGTGATGGAGTCTCTGCGATTTGATGCGCATGAGCTGCTGATTATCCATCTTCCGCGCCATGTTCTGGTGTACGACGCATCTTCAAGCGCCAATGGTCCGCAATGGTGTGTGTTGAAAACAGGCCTGTATGACGATGTGTACCGCGCTATCGACTTCATTTACGAAGGCAATCAGATAACGTGCGGCGATAAGCTGGAGTCCGTGACCGGGAAATTGCAATTCGACATCAGCAGCCAGTACGACAAGCAACAGGAACACCTGCTGTTTACTCCACTGTTCAAAGCGGATAACGCCAGAGTGTTCGACCTTGAGGTTGAATCGTCAACTGGCGTTGCGCAGTATGCTGACCGCCTTTTTCTCTCTGCAACCACTGACGGCATCAATTACGGGCGTGAGCAGATGATTGAGCAGAATGAACCGTTCGTTTACGACAAACGCGTTTTGTGGAAGCGAGTAGGGCGCATCAGGAAAAATGTCGGCTTCAAATTGCGCGTTATCACGAAGTCACCTGTCACTCTGTCTGGCTGCCAGATAAGGATTGAGTAATGGCGGATTCGAATCTCAATGTGCCGGTAATCATCCAGGCTACGCGGCTCGACACATCAGTCCTTCCACGCAATATCTTCTCGCAGTCATATCTGCTGTACGTTATCGCACAGGGTACTGATGTTGGTAACGTGGCGAACAAGGCCAACGAGGCCGGACAGGGCGCTTATGACGCACAAGTCAGGAACGATGAGCAGGATGTGATTCTGGTCGATCACGAAATTCGACTGGCATCAGCTGAAGCGAAGATTCAGGACCACGAAACAAGGATCACTAACGCAGAATCGGCGATAGTCGGCCTTGATTCCCGATTAACGACAGCAGAAAACGATATTGATTATCTGACTGATGAAGTTATCGCCATTCAAAACACGCTTTCAGACCATGAAACGCGCATTGATGCTCTGGAGTATGCCACTACTCGCAAAAAGTCAGAGGTTGTTTACTCTGGCATATCTGTAACCATCCCGACAGCGCCGACCAACCTTGTTAGCCTGCTGAAAACGCTCACGCCGTCATCCGGGACGTTGGCACCATTCTTCGACACTGTTAACAACAAGATGGTTGTGTTCAACGAGAACAAAACCTTGTTCTTCAAGCTGTCGATCGTCGGGACGTGGCCCAGCGGAACCGCCAACAGGTCAATGCAGCTAACCTTTTCCGGCTCTGTTCCTGACACGTTGGTCAGCAGTCGTAATGCGGCGACAACAACCGACAACATCCTGTTAGCTACGTTCTTCAGCGTGGATAAAGACGGCTTTCTTGCCACAAATGGCAGTACGTTAACCATTCAGTCAAATGGTGCGGCGTTTACTGCCACAACCATCAAGATAATCGCGGAGCAGTAATGATTCAGTTCAAACCAACGCGAAACATCGACCTGATCGAAGCAGTCGGAAATCACCCTGACATTATTGCCGGGAGCAACAACGGTGATGGATACGACTACAAACCTGATTGCCGTTACTTTGAGGTGAACGTGCACGGGCAGTTCGGCGGCATTGTTTACTATCAGGAGATTCAGCCGCTTACATTCGATTGCCACGCCATGTACCTGCCAGAGATTCGCGGATTCAGCAAGGAAATCGGGCTGGCGTTCTGGCGATACATTCTGACTAACACCACCGTTCAGTGCGTCACATCGTTCGCTGCACGCAAATTCCGCCACGGGCAGATGTACTGCGCAATGATTGGCCTTAAGCGTGTAGGAACCATCAAGAAATACTTCAAAGGCGTGGATGACGTGACGTTTTACAGCGCCACACGCGAAGAACTAATCGACTTCCTGAATCACGGGAGATAGCCATGTTATATGCATTTAAGCTGGGCAGAAAACTGCGCGGCGAGGAACCTTATTGCCCTGAAAAGGGTGGGAAAGGTGGCAGTTCTGATAAAAGCGCAAAGTATGCCGCAGAAGCTCAGAAGTATGCAGCAGACCTGCAAAATCAGCAGTGGCAGACGATCATGAAAAACCTTGCTCCGTTCACGCCTCTTGCGGAGCAGTATGTTAACCAGTTGCAGAATCTTTCCAGTTTAGAAGGTCAGGGGCAGGCACTTAATCAGTATTACAACTCTCAGCAGTATAAAGACCTTGCAGGTCAGGCGCGTTACCAGAGTCTTGCTGCTGCGGAGGCGACGGGTGGACTTGGTTCGACAGCCACAAGCAATCAACTGGCTACGATCGCGCCGACACTCGGTCAGTCTTGGTTATCAAACCAGATGAGCAATTACAACAATCTGGCAAACGTTGGGCTTGGTGCGCTGCAAGGTCAGGCAAACGCCGGGCAGACGTACGCCAACAACATGAGCAGCATTGCACAGCAAAGCGCAGCACTTGCCGCTGCTAATGCCAATAAACCATCAAGTCTTCAGACTGCAATTAGCGGTGGCACGTCTGGTGCGATTGCCGGTGCAGGTCTTGCCAGCCTTTTGGGAACATCAACGCCTTGGGGCGCTGGCATTGGTGCTGGTATCGGATTGCTTGGCTCGTTGTTTTAAGGGGTAATCATGGCTACTTGGCAAGGAACAAACGGCGGATTGTTGGCTGGTATCGGCGGCGTCAACTCAAACGCTCCGAGCGTAAATGACATCGGCAATACGCTTCAGCTTATCAGGCGGAACAATGATATTGAGCGTTCAGGCGCTAACAATGTTGGGCTGACTGCTTTGCAAGGCCTTTCAGGTATTGCGGGGGTGTTTCAGCAGGAAAAGCAGGCTCAGCGGCAGAAAGAATTTCAGCAGGCATACGCTAATGCTTATGCGTCTGGTGATCGCGGTGCTTTGCGTCAGTTGGCTACTCAATATCCAGACCAGATTGAATCCGTTCGTAAAGGCATGGGATTCATTGATGAAGACCAGCGTAATTCTATCGGCACCTTAGCGGCTGGCGCACGCCTTGCGTCATCGTCTCCAGAAGCAATGCAATCATGGCTGCAAAACAACGCCAAGGAACTGACTCGCGTCGGTGTTGACCCTAATAACGTTGCTCAGATGTATCAGCAGAATCCTTCAGGATTTGGTGAGTTTGTTGATCACCTTGGAATGGCTGCTCTTGGTCCAATTGATTACTTCAATGTTCAGGACAAGATGGCTGGTCGTGAGATTGATCGCGGAAAACTTGCAGAGACAATCCGCAGCAATCAGGCTGGAGAAGCACTAACAGCGCGTGGTCAGGACATCCAGATACGTGGACAGAACATCAGCGCACAGAATGCTGCTCTTTCCCGCGAAATACAAAGAGCAGAATTACAAGAAAAGGCTCTTGACAGACAGATAGCCAGAGAAAGCAATCAGTTAAAGCTTGAAGAGCTAAAACAGAAACAGGCAGATGTTCGGCAAAAGGCTGACATAGCCCGCGCTGACAGGCAGGCCGCCGCTCAGGGTGCAGTTGATACGTTCAGCACCGCGCTTGATTCTCTCAACGAGATAGAGCAAAGCCCCGGCCTTTCAAAAGCAGTAGGAATTCGCTCAGCGTTTCCGACAGTTCCTGGCTCTGATGCGGCTAACTTTGAAGCAAGGCTCGACACCTTTAAAGCTCAAACATTCCTTCCTATGGTGCAGTCCCTGAAGGGTATGGGTGCTCTTTCAGATGCTGAGGGTAAAAAATTATCCGATGCGGTTGGTGCCCTAAGCCCCAAAATGAGTGAAAAGGCTTTTCGTGACTCTATCGGAAAGATTAGAAATCAGCTTGAAAGCAAGTTGAGCACTGTTAAAAAACAGTTTGATTATCAGGAGCCGGTGCAGAATATGTCAGGGCAACAATCTACTACTGGCAGTAACTTTTCTTCACTATGGGGTGATTAATGGCTAAAGCATGGAAAGATGTTATCGCCTCTCCACAGTATCAGGCGTTAGCACCAGAACAAAAAGCGCAGGCTCAGGAGCAATACTTCAATGAAGTTGTGGTCCCGCAAGCCGGAGAAAATGCAGAGCAGGCTAAGCAAGCTTTCTATGCTGCCTATCCATTGCCATCTGTGCAGCCAGTGGAGACACAACAACCAGTAGCACAGCAACAACCACAGCAAAGTGGATTTATGTCTGATCTTGGTGAAGCAGTAAAAGAGACTGGTCGTGGACTGGTGCAGGCTGGCGTGAACGTGGCAAACATACCTGCATCAGTTGCCGATGCTGTAACAAGCGCGGCGGCTTGGGCTGGCGGTAAACTCGGCATTGGCGATGGTACATATCAACCAGCACCACGAGTAACAACGCAGGGATTAGAGCATGACTTTGGACTTCAGCAAGGTGCGCTGACTCCACAAACTACAGAGGGAAGGGTATTTGCTGAAGCATTGCCTTACCTCACTCCTGCTGGCATTGAGAGAGCGGCGGCACAGGCACCAACACTTGCTGGTCGAATTGCTCAGGGGGCAACTCGCCTTCTCGCAGAAAACGCAGTAGGGTCACTTGCTGCAAATAGTGCGAAAGATGATGCGGAAGAACTCGCTACCGATTTAGGCGTTGGCGTTCTGGCTGGAGGCGCTATTAACGCTGCCGGACGTGGATTAGGCGCTGCTTATCGTGGCGTTCGTGGTGCTATTGCGCCAGAAGCGCAGCAGGCTATCAGATTTGCAGAGCGTGAAGGAGTGCCTCTGCACACCACAGACCTGTTACAACCTACTTCCCGCGTCGGAAAAATGGCTCAGACTACAGCAGAAAATATCCCTCTGGCTGGCACAAGCGGAATGAGAGCAACGCAACAGGAAGCGAGAAGTCAGTTGGTGCAGAGATTTGCCGATAAATTCGGGGAGTATGATCCAGCGGTTGTTATTGACAGCCTTAAAGCGAAAACATCAGGAATTCGTCGTGCCGCCGGTAATCGACTGGAGCAGGTTCAGAATGCTATGGCTGGAGTAAACATTCAGCCTGCGCGAGCAATTCAGCAGATTGATACAGAAATATCTAATCTGCAGAAGCTTGGTAAGGTAGCTGATAACGAGACAATTTCAAAACTTCAGTCATATCGTGATGAGCTTGTTCGCAATGCTGGCCCTGATGGTCCGGTTAATCTGGATTTGAAGCAATTAAGCGATCTGCGCAGCCAGTTCAGAATGGACGTGAAGGGGGAGCGGACAGTGTTACCAAACCGTTCTGATGCCGCCATTCAACGTGTTTACAAGGCGATGACCGACGATATCAATGGTGCCATTGGTCAGAATCTTGGCAACGATACTCTCCGTAAATATCAGCAGGCCAATGCCGTCTACGCTGACGAAGCGGCGAAACTAAAGAATACCAGGCTGAAGAATGTTCTCATGAAAGGAGACCTGACGCCGGAAGTTGTCAACAACATGCTATTCAGCAAGAACAAATCGGAAATTAAGACGCTGTATAACTCAGTTGGTCGTGTTGGCAGGGCGCAAATGCGCAATGGCATCATTGGAAAGGCGATGGAGAAATCTGGCGGATCCCCTGACCAGTTCCTTCGGCAGCTTAACATCCTGCAAAACCAGACTGGAATAACATTTAAGGGGCAGGATGCTGCTTATCTGAAAGGATTGAAAAACTACCTTCAATCCACGCAGCAGGCTGCAAAAGCGGCAGTAACAACCCCCACAGGGCAGCAAACCATCCCGTTCATTATCGGATATGGGGCGGCAATGAACCCTGCAACAACTGGCGCAGCAGTAAGCTACGGACTTCTTACTCGCGCCTATGAGAGCGAGCCATTCAGAAATGCAATGCTCCGAATGGCAAACACCAAACGCGGATCAACAGCGTTTGAGAAAGCCATGCAGCAGGCGCAAAAGGCCATTAACGCCCTGACTCAGGGTGCCAAGTCTGATGCGTTGTCAGAATAGCTTCGCAAACACCAGGAACGTGCAAAAACCAAATATGTAGAACGCAATATTCAGCATATCTCTTTGCATAAATCCTCCGTAACTGATGGTTAGCTGCTGTCTTTTTTATATAGCTCCTTGAGCGTATCAAAGACAATTTTCTTAACAATATCAGATTGTTGTTCTGCCATACGCTCTGCATCGTCAATGTAAACTGATGCAGAGCTTTGTTTAGCCAATGATTCTTCAATCGCTGCAATTATCTCTGAGTTCAGCGACCTGTTATTCATCTTCGCGCGCTGTTTAATTTTCGCGTGGAGTTCATGCGGAAGTCTCAAGTGAAACTGCGCCTCGTCGTATTTGCTGTACATCCTTGATGCCTCACCAGTTGGGTGGAATGGCATCGTAACCTACTGGATAAATACTCAATAGTACCATTTCGGTATGCAATCACATCATGGTTGCATCATATCATTCGTCTGGAGCAATGAAATGTCAGATATCACCGCAAATGTTGTGGTAAGCATGCCTTCGCAACTTTTCACTATGGCTCGTTCTTTTAAAGCTGTAGCCAATGGCAAAATTTATATCGGTAAAATTGACACTGACCCTGTAAATCCTGAAAACCAGATTCAGGTTTATGTGGAGAACGAAGATGGCGCTCACGTTCCTGTTTCGCAACCAATCATCATTAACGCTGCTGGTTACCCGGTATATAACGGACAGATTGCCAAGTTCGTAACTGTGCAAGGTCATTCTATGGCTGTGTACGATGCGTATGGGGCGAAGCAGTTCTATTTTCCTAATGTGCTGAAGTATGATCCTGATCAGCTGGAGGGAAGGCTTTCATCTTCTATTGGTTTTTCATACATTGGAGGCGTTCGCGGTCTTGTAAAAACATCAGAGGCTGGAAGCCTTGAACAGGCTATTGATACCGCTCTTGAGAACAGTGCTGATGTTCTCATTGATAACGTACAGAATATAAACACACCAATTCGCAGATCGTTAAATGGTAGAGACATTACAATCAAATCTACGGCTGACGGTTGGGTTAACTTCACGCCTACAGACGTAAACACCTACTACCAGATCCTGACGTTTGACGGAACAGGCGTCGAAAGCGTCACCACTAAAGTAAAAATTGACGGCGGAAAAGTTCGTGGTGTTGGGCGTGCTGTAGTTGGCATTACTGTGAACAACGTTTATGCGCATTATGAAGGATCAGAAATGCGCAACATCAGTGCTGGTGTTAACACTGTGACTGCACAGATTCACTTGTGCTATGGCGTTCGTTACTCCAACGTATTCCAGCAACTCGCTTCACAGGACTGGAGCGCAGGTGTTTATGGCTATGGTACTGTCCCTATCGATTGTGAGATTATCTCTGTCGACAACTGTATTTTTGGTGTAGCCGGCGCACCGCTTGATCGCCATGCGGTCTACGCATCAAGTTTTGCCGATGGAACAGGAACCAGCCGCGCCGCATTCGTACAAAACAACAGTGTTGTGATGCGCAATTACAATACTGAAACACCAGAAACAACGTTTGAACGCGCGTTTAAATTCATTGGCACACACCGCGTTAACCTGCACAACAATGACCTAGTTGGCGGTTATGGTTTTGCTCTATTCACGCACAGACACGACCAGAAATCAGATGTATTCAAAGTCAGTGATAACCGCTGCCGCACATTCGCAACGGGAATTTTGATTGGTGCACAAGGAGCGGAGGACGACATTAATAGTCCAACGTGGCAAATGGGAGATCTGATTCTTTCGGATAACGAGTTCAGGTTCACCACCACTACCGCTGGCATTGCTGTTGGCGTGGATTACAAAAACGTTCTGAGAATTCAGGATAAGAGTTCGCGCTATTATAATGAAGCATACGCATCAGCCAATGCGCTATCTGTTTACTATGGTCGACCAGATCGTGTGCGGGCGACATTCATTGACTCTCAGAGTGCCCACTATGATGGCTTCCAGTACATCTATCGTGGTGAAGAACCTGTAAGCACGCTGGTTGATATCGTTTCCATTCACACTGTATCTAACGCGTCACCATCGAGTGCAACGGAAGCAACAAGACGCGAAATTCGAGTTAGATCAATTGATAACTCTGCCGCCTGGAAATCTGGCTTCACTACGTCTGCGATTGCTGGTTTCAGTTACTATGACGTGGCATTTGGAAGGTTCATCACCAACGCAGGGGCTGGAATTTGGATTGACGACAGAGGCTTCCAGGTTGTTGGGCTTTCTTCTGCCAGGCCAGTTGGTGTTCCTGTTGGTCATATTTTTTATCAGACAGATACAGGAACATACATCCGCTGGACTGGAAGCAACTGGATATTAATTACTGTTGCATGGTCTGGCATTCCAACTGCTGCAACGTCCTCACAGATAAACGCTATAAATAAGAACCTTCTTGGGTACGGTCACAGTATCTATAACATAGACACTAAAAAGCCAGTTTTTTTTGATCAACTGGCTCAAGCTTGGAAATACGCTGATGGTACAACTATGTAATTTTACCCACCAAGATTGATTATTAGTTTTCCGTTTTCGTTTTTTATATATCCTATGTAAGGGTATGGCGGCAATTTCATTGCTATGTTGGCGTCATATCCAGATGATATCTTTTCACACCTAACTTTTGCTAGTGAGTAATATGAAATATATGCACATATTCTTCTAGGGTCACCATTATCCCAAGAAAAGAAAGACACTCCAAATGTGTCACTGTTTCGTAACTTCCATCTGTTTTCATTATTTATATGTCCATGAAAGTAAAGTGTTATAATACTAGACTCACCATGCTTAATTAATGACTGCGCATCAGAAACTATCTTTCGTGATATAAACTCATCTCTAGATCTTGCAATATCATCAGAATAAAATAATGCCGATGCTGCATAAGTAGAGTAAAGGCACATGAAGACCGGGATAATAATAAACTCTTTCTTTAAACTCAAGCCTCTGAATATAATCAGAACTGAAAATGCCACTACAAAGCTCATTGAAATGTAAGTGCGTGGCATCTGGTTATTGCCGAAATAAAAAACAAGAACTAAAGGAGATAACACCAAAGCAAGTGACATTAAACATGACGTTGCATTATTTAGGTTTCGTTTGAATACTAAGTTAAAAAAAACCACCACTACAGCAATCACTCCAACAATATACGTCCTAAACCCAAAAAACGTATCTCCAAGCAAAAAGTTTTTTGTGTAGTTATACAGATAATTAATTATATAACTATTTTGTCTGTAACCCCACGCCATTTGTGATCTTGAATATTCCGCAGTCTTATCATCAACTCCATACGAAATTAATATTATTTTGAAAAACATAAAATACAATGCAAGTGAAAGTATGAATATTACTGTGCTATATAACGAGAATTTAATTATTGATGTTTTATATTTATTGTTTTCTTTATTTCTTGTTCTCAGGATAAAGAATCCAACATATACACTAAACGCTACAACAAGAAATGACTGGTATATTGATATAGCACAGCAAAGACATACAATAGATATGGTTGCATTAAGTAATGATTTGTCACCATCCATCGCTTTAAATGATGTTATCGCGGATATAACAACCAACAGAATACCAATAGCTGTGGTGTCTGCCTGGTTAGTAAACTGCAATTGATAAGCAAGTTGCGGCGTGGCAAAAAAACCAAATATAACAACCAATCTCTCGTGAGTATTTTCTGTTATAAAAATAGATGCCATCCATGCGGCAATGGCAATAATAACTAAAGATAATAATACTGAAAAGAAAGGCGTGTATGGCTCTGGTAATATAAACTGATGAAGCAGGGCATGACCCCACCTGCCAAGTGATATTGTGTGAATGGTATTATCAAAAAACTCTCCATCTATAGAAAGACTAAAGTTAAATAAGCAATAACCATACACAATAACGGAAGTAATGATGGACAAAATTAATAATTTTATTTTAATGTTTATCATTTTTTAATTCCTTTCAATATATATTTAGGTCTTTGTTTAACCTCGACGTAAATCCTTCCAATGTACTCTCCAAGAACGCCAATGCCGATAAGTTGGATGCCGCCTAAAAATAGAATTGAGACGAGAAGTGATGGGTACCCTCTAACAGCATTCCCAAAAACGAGAGTGTCAAAAATCATCCATGCCCCGTAAAGTAACGCTGCACCTGCAACGAACAGACCAATGTAAGTCCACATGCGCAGAGGGAAGGTTGAAAAGCTCGTTATCCCCTCAAGCGCCAAGTTCCATAGTTTCCATCCGTTGAATTTTGTTCTTCCTGCAACGCGTTCTGCACGGGCATATTCAACGACATCTGTACGACCGCCAACCCAACTAAGCACACCCTTCATGAAAAGATTGCGTTCCGGCATGAGTTTGATGTTCTCCACGACCTCTCGCGACATCAGACGGAAGTCACCTACGTTTTCCTCGATCTTAGGGGTGCTTATTTTGTTATGCAGCTTATAAAACAATTCAGCAGATTTACGTTTAAGCCGGCTATCAGTAGAACGGTCTGAACGTTTAGCAAGCACTATATCAGCACCTGCCTGCCACTTTTCAATAAGATGAGGAATAACCTCAATCGGGTCTTGCAGGTCAACATCAATTGGAATTACAGCATCTCCGGTTGCATGGTCTAACCCTGCAAACAATGCTGGTTCTTTACCAAAGTTTCGTGTAAATGACAGCGGAACAACTAGGGGATCTGAAACGGACAGAGCGTTAATGATTGACTCCGTAGCGTCTTTGCTACCATCATTTATAAAAACAATTTCCACTTCATATGGCTTCAACTCTTCGAATTCACGTACCGTTTTATAAAAAATTGGTATCGCTTCCTCTTCATTGAAGACAGGAACGACCAGAGATATCTTCATTTCGCATCCCTAAAGACAATGAACTTTGAATAGACGAAACCGCACACTAGGCTGATGGCGGAGAAGGTGACAAGAGTGACAATTGGAGGAAGTGCACATTTATCGGCAGCCCATCCAACAGTAGCACTCAGTGTTCCCATGAATCCTACATATAACATGTAGCGCATCGTTGTAGTCGAAGCTTTGAATGTGAATTTTGCATTCGCGAAGAAGCTAAAGCTCACAGCCACAACGAAACCTGCGAAGTTTGCAAGAGCCTGATTGGTGTGCGCGGCATAGATACATACACCAAAAACCACCCAATGTATAAGTGTGTTCAGCACACCAATCGAGGTGTACTTTGCAAATAGCTTTAACATTTCTTCTATCAGCTAATAATCAAAGGGATGAAGTCTATCATCCAAGTCTCAATCGATCGATACTTGCTGTAACCGCTGAGACAAAACTGAGACAAACAAAGCTTTGCACTGGATTACAAGGCTTTGTGTCATTCGATAGCTAAGGTGGATCACTCAACTTTTTCATCAATCCAGTCCGCCCACCACTGCATCATTTCTCTGCGCTTATCGTGGCAGATGCCTCACTATCACACGGTGATGGTTCATTACTGGTTTGCATAATGGATAGAGAACTGAGGATAAAAGATATCCCAAAACCCCAAAATCTCATCTTTAGGATTTGCAGAAAGGGAGGCGTGAACAGATACCTGCGCATGAAGACGGAACTAGTCCAGATGTGATATTTGTGGTGATCACATACATCATCAACGATGCTCGTTATGGTGAGTTTGATGACTACCCGCTGAAGTGAAAATAGTGTTGTGTACCAAATTGCGTACCAAACTAAAATCACAAATCATGAAACCCTTGTTCATGGCGGTTCTCATGGGTATTGCGCGTAATCGTGAAACAAAAAGGTAGATTGTTGCTTACCGTCATTCATCATTAGGTTAAATCCGTTATTTCTGCTGTCTGCCAGAGTATCAAATATCACCGTGCTAATCAGCTTTAGCGCAACAATTTGACAGCGAGTGGCAACAGATCATGTCAGATAAAAATGAGAGAGTAGTCACATTTTCTTGCACTTTATTCCAGCCAGTTCATAAGTATTTCCGTAAAAAGAACAGCTATTTGAAACTCCTGAGGGTTTGCTGTTGAAACGCCGTCTTATTATTGCTGCTTCTTTGTTCGTTTTTAACTTATCGTCTGGTTTTGCGGCGGAAAACATTCCTTTTTCACCTCAGCCTCCACAGATTCATGCCGGGTCCTGGGTACTGATGGATTACACCACCGGTCAGATCCTCACCGCGGGTAATGAGCATCAACAGCGCAATCCCGCCAGCCTGACAAAGCTGATGACGGGTTATGTCGTGGATCGCGCTATCGATAGCCATCGCATTACGCCAGATGATATTGTCACCGTGGGGCGCGATGCGTGGGCGAAAGATAATCCGGTGTTTGTCGGTTCTTCACTGATGTTTTTGAAAGAGGGCGATCGCGTATCGGTACGTGATTTAAGCCGTGGTTTAATTGTGGATTCCGGAAATGACGCTTGTGTTGCTCTGGCTGACTATATTGCCGGTGGGCAACGGCAGTTTGTTGAAATGATGAACAACTATGCCGAGAAGCTGCATCTCAAGGATACGCATTTTGAAACAGTGCATGGTCTGGATGCACCTGGCCAGCATAGCTCGGCTTATGATTTAGCTGTGCTTTCTCGCGCTATCATCCACGGCGAGCCCGAGTTTTATCATATGTACAGTGAGAAAAGTCTCACCTGGAACGGTATCACCCAGCAAAACCGTAACGGGTTGTTGTGGGATAAAACCATGAATGTTGACGGCCTGAAAACGGGTCATACTTCTGGTGCCGGGTTTAATCTCATTGCTTCGGCTGTAGATGGGCAGCGTCGTCTCATTGCAGTGGTAATGGGGGCTGACAGTGCAAAAGGTCGTGAGGAAGAGGCAAGAAAATTACTGCGTTGGGGGCAACAAAACTTTACTACGGTGCAAATTTTGCTCCGTGGGAAAAAGGTCGGAACGGAACGCATCTGGTATGGCGATAAAGAAAATATCGACCTGGGAACGGAACAAGAGTTCTGGATGGTGCTACCGAAAGCCGAAATTCCACATATCAAAGCCAAATATACCCTTGATGGTAAAGAGCTCACCGCGCCAATTAGCGCCCATCAGCGGGTAGGGGAAATTGAACTTTACGACCGTGATAAACAGGTGGCGCACTGGCCGCTGGTTACCCTGGAATCTGTCGGGGAAGGCGGCATGTTTTCCCGCCTGAGTGATTATTTCCACCATAAGGCCTGA